CGCCTCCACCATATAATAAAAAAAGCCGGTTAATAACCGGCTTTTTCCATTTTGTTACACGATTTTTACACGATTTCACCCTACCGTTTTACTTCAACAACAATGGTATCGTATCCGGCCTTGTCCAGCTTCTTGGCAAGCGCTTCTGCATTCGCTTTCTCGTTAAACGCGCCGACTTGGACGCGGTAGAACACGTCCGGTGTCTCTGCTTCCTCCTCAATATAGGTTTTCCCGTCAGCTTTGCAAACACCCTTTGCAATGGCTGCGCCGATATCGTCCACATGTTCAATAATCCATTTTGCCAGCGTCTTGTCGTCGTGGAACTCGCATTCACAGTACGCCGCTACCGCCACCGTATCGCTCAGCTCCGCCGGCATATAATTCCCGGACGTCATCTCTGTGCCGATGCGCACGCCATATCCTTTTTTGCCCGTGCAGATTGCAAGCAGCGCGTCATAAATCGGCTGGGCATATTTTACATTGCCGGACGCCTTATTGTAAACCATTACAAGCGGGCCGGAACCGCCGCCGGCATTGGTGTGGATCGGGATGTGCAGGTCAGCGCCCCATGAATTTGATTCGGCAATCGACTTGTTCATGTCCTGGCCTTTCGGCGCACGCTTGACGCTGTAGCCGTTCCGCTTCAGGTGCTTTTCCGCCGCCTGCGCGATCCGATTGCACTGTTCCATTTCATTGGTATCCCCATAAGAATAGAGATTCCCGTTTTGATTGCTTGGTGATAAATAAATTTTCTTTGCCATTATTATTCCTCCAATTATTTAATTGATAAATTAATAATTAATGCCACTAGCCCGCTTGCCAATGCGCCCAAAACCGCATAAACCAATTTGTCCCATAATTTTGCCGGTTTAATTTCCAACGTCTTAATCCGTGCCTCGTGGCTTTCCAGTTCTCTGCTCTGTCCCTCAATTTTATCATCATATTTTTTTAGAATTTCGCCCATTTGGATAGATAGCGTCTGAACGTCATCCAGTTTTGTTTCGATATGGTCCAGCCGCTCCTTGTCCCGCGCGAACCGCTCATCGATCACCTTTTTATGTTCCTCACACACACTGTATCTAACCGGGTCCATCTTCATTTCTCCTTATTCGGTTCGTCGTAGGACAGCGCATTTTTAGAATCGGACAGCCCGGCTGTCGTCGGATCGTTAATCAGGTTCCACACCGAAACCAGCACGGAAACAAGGATGACCGGGCTTTTTACCGCAGACAACAGGGCGTTCCCAAGCGCCGCCCAGCTTGTCATGTCCTCCCAGTTCAGCCCCAGATAAGCAAGGATCGGCAAGACAATCGCCGCCGCCAGGTTGAACCAAAATACCGGGTTCTTAAACCGCACTTTCCAGTTGATTTTCATGCTGTTTCCTCCTTCTCCCACGCCTGCGCATACTCGTCAGGCGAAAAGTTCGTATCCGACACGCAACGGTAGATCCCGCCGTCCGTCCATACCATGTACTCCCCGGCGCGGTACATATCGTGCGCGCCCTGCACCGCGACGAACGGGCGGGCGGTCTCCGCGCTTTTCCCGTGCAACGGACGCCAGAAGGTGTACCACGCCGCGTTCCCGGGACGGATATCCGGGTAAACCGCGTTATCGTGCGCCTGGAAGCACTCCCACGTCTGCCCGCCCGCATTGCGGATGTCCCCCACGGCATACGCGCCGGACGTCCAGTCCGCGTACAGCCCGGAGGCCTGGATGTGCGCGTCGTCGTCCTCCGGCACCAATGCGGCCAGCGCCATCCGGGCGACCGCTTCCATGGATTTTTGCGCACTCGGAATGTACCGCTCCTTCAGCGCCGCTTCTTCCGCCGCCTGCTGTTCGGCGCTCCATTTTTCTTCGTCCAGCGCCAGCACGCCGTTTTCGTACCGGTAATATCCTAATTTTGTGGTGTCAATTCCGTCGAGCAACGTGTCCGGCACTTCCACGCCGTCCGGGAACCCGCCGACCGTCGCATAGCCCGTCAGGGACCCGTCCTTTACCTGGATTTGCATTGTGTTTCCCTCCTCGCTTATATCAGACCGTAAATATCCGTGATGGTAACGTCCGTTTTTGATCCTGACCCCAGATTGTTGCTAATTACCTGACTGACCGTCCATGTGTTCCCGGACAGCGTAATTGCCACGGTTGAAATGTACAGTGCGGAAGCGGAATTGTACCCGCCTACCCCACGGAGCCAGGAATTGTTAAACTTCATCCCCAGGATTGGGGTTGCCATAGCGTCCCCCGTTGCCGTCTGGGTATAAATCATAAAAAGCCTGTACTGGCTGGTGTCCGGGACAGTAACCGACCCGCTTGACCACGTCCCATTCCACAGCAGCTTCCCGACAAACCCGTAGTCCAGAATCTTGTCCCGCACATTGTTCCGGCTGACATAGGCGTTGCCTGTATCGCTGGTAGCAAGATATACGCTCCCCTGTTTTTCCATAACGCCTTCGTCTGCGGTTCCGATCCAGAGGTTGTTGGACGAATTCCTCCCAATCAAGTTCGCGACTGTCCCATCGGATAGCTTCGAATTCACCGACACATTGTTGTTCATCGTCAGCGCGCCCGTTATCTCGCCGCCCGGCGAGACGATCGAATCAAACGTTGTGTGCTCATCAATGGTTGAAAATGCATTATTAAAATCCACCATCTGAGGCGGATCCGACAAAACCCATTGCGGCAATCCCAAATTCGGGGTTTCAGACGAATAGCTCATAAAATCCCTCCTAAACAATAGAATGCCGGACCACAATCGTTAGTGCAAACGCTCCCATTGGATTTGATGGCGTCCGGTCAATATTTAATGGGAACTGCTCGATTACCATGTTTTGACCGCTCGACGGGTCGGTAGATCGAAAGTAGCCGGAAACAATATATTCCTGCATCTGGGTCGGCATCAGATAATAGGTCGCTGTAATAGAATCCTGCGTGGTAATCGGTTCTGACTGCATAGCGATGTTATTTGTTGACCCGTCCTGCAAATTCACATACATGCCGCCACTTACCACATTCAAAAGGACTGTGTCGTTCGCTTCTCCTTTTCCGGTTAACAAATCGACAATTTTCTGTTTTGCCCAAGGCTGTAAATAATTAGCCGTAGATCCCCACCTCAATTCCAAGTTTTCAAGCGTCCCCCAGGACGGAACGTTTTGCTGAAACACGATCCAGGAAGGATACCGTTGTTGCCAGACATTCCAAGTGATTTCCGGCGCATCACTTGGAAGATAAGCGGAAACGGTTGTCTGTATGGAAATATCGTCCTTAATGAACACACCATCTGCCGCCTCATAATCTCCGCCAAAAGAAAACGTAATGCTTTTCGGTGTATAGTACAGAGTAGAAAATTTATCCCGATAGTGAATGTTCGACGCTTCTACCTCTGTTTCCCATGTCGTTGTGTCACCTTGTTTTAGTATTGTTTTGGCGGTTGTTGCGGTGACATAAAACGATTCTGAAATTCCATAATAAGGCAGTTTTACATACACATTCTGCCCGACCTCCCAGCCTGGAAGGAGGGACTTGAATTTTATCGTTTTTGCTCGTTTTGAATTGCTTTTTAAAAAAGAATCTGCCGTCAGCGCAGCGTCGCCGAAGGTAGAAATGCCGGTATCCTCATACAAATACTCTACAATCCCGGTCCCTCCTCGCTGCGCCTGGATTTCCTCTGCTAGAGCGTTGTCTACCAGGCGCACGTAAACGTTCACGACAAACTTCGCCGGGATGGAAATGAATCCATCTAAAGCACCGATGTTGAGCCAAGCGTACCCCTCCTTCATTTCAATTTCTGTGCCCCCGTAAGAGGTAAGCGCCTGATAATATGGATCGTCATCATGCAACCCTTTAAAGCCCACATGTACTTGTGCCGGCACATTGGATGGGAGCCCGGATGTACAAACCTGAGAAATGACGCCGTCAATAGTTGCAATTGGATAAATGCTGGTAATGATTGTGTCGGATGCCCTTTCCCATATTCCGTCTACCGGGAATGGGTCTTGCCAATTCGGTGTAGCTATGCCGGAATGAACCGTTGCAGACCGGCCTTCACCGCCTACAACCCGAACGGCCGAATACATGGTGTAAGCGTCCCGTTCTACTTCTATTCCATACGCGGTGCTTTCCTTGTCTACGCTTTCCGGTGCGGCGGTATCCGCGCTTTGGGTCTTGAACAGGAAGCGTTTGTCGTTCGTAACCGTCCAATACGCGCCGCAAACATCCGCCAGTGTGTTAAGCACGTCATACATTTTTTGTCCCCATAAATAGGACGTTTCTTCCAGGACAACGCCGTCAAACCGATCTACATCCGAAATCGCAATTCCTTGTTGCTCAATTCGATAATTCAGCCCGTAAAATTCACCAAGAGCCGCGTTGTACCAAGCGTCTCCTGTGTGATTCCCAAGTAAGATTTGTGTCGCCGTAGCGCCTTCCGGAAAGCCAAGATCCGCAAAAATCGTGCTCATGTAGTCAGCGTTTGAGGCAATCGTTAAATCGAACACTTGGAACAACAGATTGATATTGTCGAATGACTGTTGCTTGACAGACAGGATCGTGCCCGCAAAAATATAATTGCTTCCGTCCTTCAGTTCCAGATAGTCAAACTCCTTTAGCGGCTCGTTTGCAAGGGAAATCTCTACAGACAACGTTGAAGACGTCACACGCGCTTCGGTAGTGGAAAGCGATCCGCCCGTCATAATCCGGATGTCGTCCCTTGCCTCTCCGTTGATATAAAGCTCCATCATTTAAACCTCCGCGCCATAACGCTGTCATATTGATGCCGGGTAACATTGTCTGAAATTAATTTTCCATCCAAATATACCGGAGATTGGATGACGACTGTCTGTCCGCCCGCGCCTCCTGCCACCGGCCGCACGCCGTTGGCAATATCAAACAGCATTTTCTGTTGTTCTTGCGTCAGCACCATTTCCCCGTCCTGCAAAAGTGCCGGACCTTCCCCAGCTTTAAAATCAACAATGCCTCCGGTATGGAACCGTGGCAGCGTTACGTTTGGAATCAACGGGATTTCCGGGATCCCGATCGCACCGGTCAGCCAGTTAATCCCTTCAATCAGTTGGTTAATGATCCAGATTGCTCCGTTTAAAATCCCTTCGACAATCGTTGGGATCAAATTGAAAATCCCCTTAAAGATCCCGACAATCCCGTCCCAGGCCTGTTCCCAGTTGCCGGAGAAAACCCCGGTAATAAAGTCAATTACACTGCCAAGTATGTCCATTAGGCCTTCGATGACCGGCATCAGCGCTTCAATTGCGCCGCCGAGGACGTTGCTGAACAATCCACCTAAAAATTCAATAATAGGAGAAAGCGCCTCAAATAGCGGAGCTAATCCCGACAACAATTCGGAAAGTGGTGGAAGCAGCGCCTCGACGAGCTCAAGGATCGGCTCTAAAATCATATTGAGCACATCCAAGAGCGGTGGAAGAATTGCATCCACGATCTCAATCAACGGAGGCAGGATAGTTGATAAAAGGTCAATAAATACCGGCAGTACAGATTCAATGATCTCCATCAAGGGGTCCAGGATGTTTGTAAACAATTCAATTAAGGGCGGCATGATTTCCGATACTAGGCCGGAAAGCGGCTCAATGATTTGTGTAAACAAATCCAGGACAACAGGAAGGAGTTCCTCTACCAACGGCATCAAAGGCTCTATTATTCCTGAAATTGCGTCGATCAGTGTCGGCAAGTGTTCTTCCAGCGCAGGAAAAATGCTTTCCAAAATTTCCTGAAGCATGGGGATCAGCGCTTCTCCGATTGGCAGTATGGCTATTTCCAACGTGCGGCCGAGAGCCTCAAACATTGAGCCGAGGTCGTCATATTTAACCTCGTTCAATTTCTCCATTTCTTCCGCCGTGGCGTATGCGCCGCCTTGGATGTCAGCAAGCTGTGTGACAACCTCCGGCCCCAAGTCCTCCCACATTGTGCCGAACAACGCCACACCGGCCTGGTTCTGTGCAAGCGGGTCTTCCATCCCTGCCAGCGCCGCGATAGTTTCGTTAAACGCTTCTTTCGCCGATTCTCCACCCTGTGCAAACTTAGCAGACATTTCGTCGGCATTTAACCCAATCGCAGAAAATCCCTCGGCAGTCGTTGCGGAACCGTCTACTACACGGATAGACATTTCCTTTACCGCATCGCCAATTTTATCAAGGTTAAAAGCGCCGGTTTCCGCACCTTTTTCCATGATTTTAAACATGTCGTCCGCATCAAGCCCAACTTTGCTGAATTGGACTGAATATTCGGAAATGCTGTCAAGCAGTTCCCCGGAAAAATCAAGACCGTTCTGTGCGCCTTTCGCGATCATTGCCATCGCGGTATCTCCGTCGATGCCAAACTGCGTCATTAGCGTGTTGGCCGCCCGGACCGATTCGCTTACGTCATACCCGAAGGTGTCCCGCAGCGTGAGTGCGGATTCCGTCAGCCCTTTTAGCGCAGATTGGTCAAGGTCGCCAACCTGTTGCTTTACCGTGGCCATTGCGTTTGCAATGTCGTCGAAAGATTCACCGACGCCGCTTGTATATAGATCTTTAAGCGTATCCTCATACGCTTGCATTTCTTTTTCGGTCAGCCCGGTTGATGCTGCAAGCTGATTCATTGACTTGTCAAGATCAGCCGCACCGGTTACCGCTTTTGCGCTAACACCAACAACAGCAGTGCCAACGGCTAAAAAGGTTGTGCCTACCGCCTTCCCGGCCTTCCCCATGGTTGAGCCGAACTTTCCCAGTTTCGAGCTAGCCGTTTTTTCGGCCTTGTTCAGGTCTCCTTCCAGGTTGCTGTCATCCGCTCGTACTTCATAGGTTACTTTTCCATCTGCCAAGCATGCCGCCCCCTTTATGGTGAGGTCATCGGCACATCATGGCACTACTTGACCGGAATTTTGATTTCAAATTCTTTTTTACAGCCGCGCCCCTTGCATCGGACCCATACGCCATGGCAAACGGCATTTTTTCCGTATTTGACCGGCATTTCATACCCGCAAAACGGACATTTAATCTTTTTCATGTTTTCCATCTTTTTTTGCAATTGCCAGCATGGCAGACGCCATCTTTGCAAGCCCCGCCTGAAATTGCTGGTTTCGTTCTTCTTCCGTGATTTCAAGCCGGTTTTCCGCTTTCAGCCGCAGCAGCGCAGCTCTTTCCTGTGCGTTATACTTGTTCGGCTTTGGCATTGGCCGCGTGCGGATCGATACAATCTGCATCAGTCTTGTGTCGTCCGGTAATCCGTTTAATAATTGCAAGAATTTCCACCAGTGCAAACGCCGGTCTTTCCCGAGCAGGTCCATCCCATAGCACTGATAAAAGCCAGCGTAAATCGCTGCCGCATCCTGGAAAAAATCCATCGATTTTGGCCCGTTCCGTTTTTTCCCGTTTACATTGACAAAGTTTTTAAAAATTGCCCCAAACAGATCTGATCTGTTTTTTCTGGCGCACACCCAATATACCGGGATGGGAAGAAATGCGTGAAGGCAAAGGTCAACTTTATCTGTATCTTCCAGCACATCGTCAGTGAGGACGGAAAGACAATATAACACTGTCTGGTAAGAGGTGCGGATCGGAACCCTGTGCCGGTTTATCCGGATAGAATGCGGCAGCCGGCATTCAAGTGAAAACTTCACCATCTTCTATTCCTGTTTTTTTTGAACATCTTTTTTCTGTCTTTTGCAACTGCTTGAAGCTTTGGGACAAGCACATTCTGGATATATGGGAACAGATCAGTCAGCATCGCGTTGTAATCCTCACGGTAAAAGGAAATCAGCCGTTCCGCATTGTCCTGCCCAAACAGCAAAGAAATTAAATCGCACACACATTCCCCAACCTTTTTTATCGTGTCGTCGTTCGGGGATGTCTGGCATTCCTTTTGAAGTTCGATCATTCGGATTTGAAGCCCGCGAAAACGTTTCAATGTTTCCGGTGAAAGCCTGAGCGAAAAAGCCAACATTTCTGCCGTGCCGTCATTGTGCTGCAATGCAATTTCATCCGAAAACATCTCGTGCTGTGTTAATGTGTACACAAAGCGTCTCCCCTTTCTGTCGGAAATGGGAGGGGATGTCCCCCCTCCCATCAGCTCGCCGGCGTTGTTTCAACCTCCGGCTTCCCGTCTAAACGGATCTCAAAGGAAATTGCACTGTCATCCGTAGTCGCACCGGACCACTCCTGGATATTGCAGATTGTGCAGTCGCACGTAAGCTCTACGGTATCGCCTTCCCCATTGGTGTAAGAAAGCTGAAACGATGACTGCCGTTCCGTATCAAGGTTGTATTTCTTCCCAAAAATATAATCCTGCGCTTGATCTCCCATCATCCGGCGCCCGGTGAGGGTAAAGGCCGGCGCCATACCAGTTACGTGGTTCCTTGCAAACCCGTCGTCTGACAGGAAAAAATATTGCTGTACAACCTCGTTCAGCGCTTCCGCTATGTTGTCAATCCCCTTTGCCAGTTCGGCATAAGTCCATGTGCTTGTCTGCTGCGACACGCCGATCTTTGCCGTTAGGTTATACATCGTCATTAGGCCGTAAGCCGCCATGTTACGAATTCCCCCTTAAATAAAATTTGACTGTAAGGGAAGACCCATACAGCCATTGCTTGTTTTGTTCGCGCCCCAGATAAGAGGGCGCACCGTTTGTTTCGATGTTCGTGATTTGGAATGTCTCTGCTGAAGGGTAGTCCTTCCGCATGTTCAGGTATATGTGCAGCTTCCCGAGCACGTCTGACGCCGTGCTTTGTTCCTCGTGCTTGGCGTTCAGCACGGCGGTCATGGAAACCGCCGCCCGCTTGTCCATAAAGGTGTTTAATGCGCCTGTGCTCCATGCAATGGATATCCCATTATCCGGCGGAAGCGGGCCGATTACGATGTCCGCGTATGGGCCTGCCTGCTCTGCCAGCGAGATAACGGACAACAGCACGTCATCGTAAACGCTCATCTTGCATTCATCCCCTTTGTAAAGGCGTTTTGCGCAACCTTGTTAATCGCTTCCCTGTGCTCATTGACGCCTTTTTCCGCCCACATCAGGGATGCGTCCGGGTTGACGTCTTTTGACGGCGTGCCGGTATAGTACACACGTTTCGCATATGGTGTGTCCCATATAGCAACTCCATCCTTTGGACGGCTTGCAATCAGTGCGCTGTTTTTTAGGGTTCCCTGGTCCTCCCGCACATAGACGTTGCCATATTGGATGACCGCCTCCGTCACGGCAATTGTCATTGCTTCCGTCCCCGCCTTGACCTTCATTTGGATTGCAGGCATGTTGCGCGTAATTTTAATGCTTGCGATACAATCTCCCCCTTTGCTACACAAGACCCAATTCAACATGGTGCGTGCGCGTTGCGGGGACGTCCGGCACCGGATCAGTTGTCAGGACTTCATATTCTCCGTATTTTTGGCCGCTCGAATTGTAAACAGTGCAGCGCATCGGAGCGCCGGCCTTCTGTGATTGCTCCGCAAGCGTGTCATAGTCCAGCTTCGGGCTGGAACGACTGCCGTCAATAAAAAGGATTGAACGCAGCACGACCTCGGTGTTTTCTTTGCTTTTCCGCACTTCGTTCGTGCTTTGGAGGTGCACGCCGGTCACCTGCGTTTCTGACCAGACCGGCTTTTGCCACGCGTCAGTACCAGTACAAACCTTAATTGTCGCTATATCCCCCAAAAGGGATTGAGGAATCGGTCTGAGCATACATGCACCCCCCTGTACATTAGGCCGGTCTGTTCCAACAGCGCCCGGGCCTGCGGACTTATCATAAGCTGCGCGCCTGTCAGTGTCCCATTCGACAGCGCGCCGCCGGAAACCGAAACTTTCCCGACGGTAAACGACTGGCCCGCTTGTCCGGTGAGCGCAGTTTCAAGTCCAACCTGCGTAAAATAAAGCACCTGTGCTGCCGTCGCTTTTTCCACGAGCGATTGAACCCAAGACGGAAGGGCGGAGATCCCCCCGCCCTTCTCGATCCGATATTGCGTAATCCCATCGATCACATCGGAGGCAAGCCCGGCGTACACGTTGAACTCATCCTGAGAAATCGGCGGCGTGCCATAAAGCGCTGTGTATTGTTCATAAGTGATGTACGCCATGTTTCATCCCTCGTTAAGAACCGACCGTCGCCGCAGCCGAACCGCCGGCCGTCGCCGTATTGCCCTTGGTAGTATTGACCAGCGCAATTGTGATTGTCTGCCCACTGGCCGTAGTAAAAGCGTCGCCGTTCTTTACTGATGTCCAGCCGGTTGTGCACGCCTCGCCATAGTCGGGGAGATCCGCCGAAGCGCCGCTTTTTGCGACATAGGCCATTCCGTAAGGCGTCGGCGCAAGCCCATTGATTACCGTGTGCGTACTATCTGCTCCGGCACTGGTAGTAAAGGCAACTGTCCCAAGCGTCGGAAGCGATGCAATGTTGGCAAAGATGCCCGGCAGGCGCTGGTTGAGTGCGAATACGTCGTAGTAATATCGCTCATAATACAGCCACTTGCCTTTGCTTTGTGCGGTCGGCGCAGACATCATCGATGTTTCATATACAACCGGGGCTGCAATAGCGATTGGGTCAAACATCAACAGGTTAATCTGCTTTGAGCCTTCTGCTGCAACCCAACCGTCAGTAAAGTCATAAGAAGACATCATAACATCCTTCGGGACCTCCATAATGACGACGCCGTCCAGCTTTCCCACGTTCCGGTCAACGTTGCGGATCCCGGTGTCTGCCTGGACAAACCGGGTAATTCCAGCCGCTTCCTTCAGCAACTTGTAGGTGTCCGGTGTCATTTTGCATCGGATTCGGTCGCGCGGCACACGTTGATTGACCATATACGCCAGATAAGTGTCCCAGGTGGCAAGAATGTTATCTGCCGTCAGTGCCGTGGAATCTACTGTGCCGAAGCTTGACGCCGCAGAAGCCAGCGTAGAAGCGGCATAAGCGTCCATTTCCGGCACCTTCTGGAACTCATTAAAGGTTTTTGTGATGTTTGCAATATTGACGATCGGGTCTTCCTGGATGTCCATCGGATCGGCAAGCGTATCCCATTCCCGGTCCATCCGCATGGTAAGCACCTGCTGGTCTGTGTTAAAGTTCCGCGTAAATGTTCCAGTAATCTGGTCTCGGTTAACTGCGCGTGCGCCGCTTGTCGTCATGCTTTGTACCGCTACGGATTTTCCGGAAATCGGCTTATAAGTTGCACTGTTCGGGCTGCCGTACAGATCGGAAAAATACGACCAGTACGGGTACATATTTGCCATCGACTTAGAATATTCGGTTGCATAGTTTAACTCAAATTGTGTGAACGCCATTACTAAAAATCATCCTTTCATTGTTTTTTGAGCCAAACATCTTCAAAGGAAATCCCAGTTTTCCCGCTCGGCATCTGCCCTTTGACTTCGCCGCCGAACTGCGGCGCAGATGGAGGGACAGACGGTGCCGTGCCGGTAAAATATTCCTCGTACTTTTCCCGGATCGCGTCCAACTGTTCGGCGGCAGGCTTCCCTTCCTCAAGAAGGGAAAATACGTTGTCAATGAACTTTTCCTTTACACCGCCTTTTTTCAGTTCCGCAGACGTTTCGACCTTTTTCTTGTAGTTGTCGAAATCGCGCTGCAGTGTCTTGTAGTCTTCGCTTTCCTTGATGTTCGGCGCAGGTCCATTTTGCTTTGCGGCGTTAACCGCTTCCTCGATTTTTGCTTTCAGTTCGGACTTCGGTAAAAAGTCGGCCATGCTGGTACCGTGCAGGGTCATTACTTTTTCGATCGCGTCTTCACTGAGGCCTAGACCGGCCAATGCTTTCCTTGTAAATGCCATAACTCTATACATCCTTTCTTTAACGCCCAAAGAACGACGGGCGGGCTGCCGTAGTTTAACGCCTTCGACGCGGGCGAAATTGGAAATAAAAAAAGCGCTGTGCATCTGCAAGGCGCTTTCGTTATTCGTTTTTTGCGGGGCCTTTAAAATGGTTTAATCGTCATCGTCCAGTTCCTGATTTCCGACGTTCCCTGCGCCGCCTAGCGCCGACAACAGCTTATAATTGGCTTCTTTGTTTAGATAATACTCGACTTCCTGCAGCTTGTTCTGCACGTCAGCCGGCACGATGGATTCACCGGCCTGCATCAAGCCTGCGGCAGAACGCATACATCCCATGACAATGCGGTACGTCTCGTCCCTGCGGCGCTTTTCAGCCGGCAAAATGTCGGACTGGAAGGCAAGCACGGCCTCCGCTATAGTAGGCTCCCGATATCCCAGCGCAATGCCGCGTTCAATCAGATCGTCAAGATGCTTTCTTAAATCCTCCTGCCATTCTTCAATATGTTCATGCGCTTCGAACCATCCGTCACCCACGACATTATGGTGCAGCACTGCAAGGTTGCACATCATGATTTTCAGATACATCAGCATTTTTTGAAATTCATTCATCAGCTTTTACCTTCTTTCTTGTCTAGCATTATTTTGATAAGTTCAGAAATTGGGATTTGAACACTGTTGTTTTTTCGATGTATATAGTATTCAATAGCTTCATTTATCACCTTTGTAACCGATTTTCTTTCTTCCCAAGCGATTTCTTTTAAATCTTCTTTAAGTTTTGGAGATAGTTTAAGATTAAACCTATAGAATTTATCATTCATCCGCTTTCACCTTCTTTCCGGGCCGGCGTTTCGGCGTTCCCTGTCCATTTTCTTTTTGCTTTATTTGCTGTGCGTATTCGGCTGCGCTCAAATGTAGCCCGCATTTGACGCAATGCACACCATCTGACTTCCCTATAAACTCATGGTTGCAGTCCATCATGCAATCACCTCTTCCTTAAAAATGGGCATGAAAAAACCACCCTGTTTGCGGGCGGTTTTAATCATATTCAACAATTGTTTGATATCTTTCTTTAAATTCAAGGCCGCTTAACGTAATCATTCCATCTATGTCTATCAAACCGCCTTCTTTTGCAAGTTGATAACATCGTTTAACAAACATAAAGCGAATGTCAAGTTGTTCAAAAGAATTCCCTTTTGGAAAAGTTCTTGCCTCATCATATATCTTTTCAACATCTGGACAACAGTTATCAAAATCTAACATTTTATCCAAATGCCCTAATATCATGCAAATAACACATATTGCACCTTGTTCTCCCATACAACACGGAAAGTGCTGTTCGCCCATTTGTTAATCCCCCTTCAATAATCTCTAAACGGACATTTCTGACATATTTCTTTCCAATTTTTCTTTTTCTTAAATCGTTCAGGAATAGCACTATTAATGACTGATTGATTTTCCATGCAGTCAACATCTTGCTCCCAATCATCTGTCAAAGGGCACTTTATCTTTTCTGCTATTCCGCGTTCATTAGCAATATATTCCACGCTACCGAGCATTGGCATTTATAAACACCTCTATTAAAGATTTTGTTTTTTCATCATAGTCTGAAGATGAAAAAGCTGTTCTTATCGATTGAGTATCCATATTCACATAAGCCGCACCGTCTTTGCTATAAAACCGTTCAAACTGCCCTTTCCATACGGTAGTAGAAAACAAAGCATTTTCAATCCAATTTTTTGCTTCCTTCTCTGTTACCTTATGATCTCTTTCGCCATTGATGTGATTATCGTCAAAAGCCAAAGACTGAACATCTATTTTTATGGGTGCAAGATGTATTTTAGCTTCTTTAGGTAATGCTCCCGTGGCCAGCATGTTATCTTTTAATAGTTTTTCCGCTTCCGCCCGTTTTGCTGCCGCAGTAGCCTTGCTGCTTACACTTTTATTATACTCGAAAACCTGCGTTCTATCAAGCCTTTTTGTGCGTCCTGTTCCCTTGCAGAAAGCATTGTATTTTGCCTGCTTGTCTTTGATTTTCAACGCTTCTTTTTCAAATCCTTCTGTATCCCCGGCGGCATCCATCATCGCGGCTTTCTGCTTTGCGTAACGGATTTCCCTTTCGAGCCTTCGCTGCTCCTGCGATTCGGCGTAAACGCGGTCGTTTTCCTCTTTGTTTTGCGCCGTTCTTTCAACCGGGACCGTAACGCCCGGGATCACCGTAATCGGTTCATGCCCGCAATTGATGCCGAACAGCCCGGCGGGTTTTCCGTAGCTGGTAGAGGATATTGGATAATAGCGATGTCGCTTCCCCATGCCGTCTGTAAACGTTCCGCTTGAATTGTTCCATGAAAAATAGCGCCCTTGGTATGGATAACACAACGGGCGCGCGCCGCTATGGCGTGACACTTGGAAAATTTCTACGCCATAATCCTCTTGACGCAGCTTTACGGATTCTATTGCCGTATTATGTACCGTCGTTCGGATATCCATGTTGACATACGCTTCCGGGGACCATTTCCGGCCAGCCTTATCGACGAAACCCGTAATCCCTTCCTTGTGGATTTGAGATAGTGCTTGCCGGAGCGCTTCTGTCCGGCTGGCGGTTCCTGTAACGACGCGGCCGGTCTGCGTGTTTAAAATCCTCTGCGCCGCCTGCATTTGCCGCTCAATGTTGGCGGTGTTTGTGACGACCTTGCGGTATTGCGCCAGCGTGCTTTCCAGCATGGTTGTATTGACAAGATTCAGCTTTTCCTGCGCTTGTTCTTCATAGGCGCTTAACGCCTGGGCAATGCTCTTGCTGGCAATGACGTTTTCTGCCGCAGGCGCTTCAATATTCCCCTTTTTAACCGCCTTTTTCAGTTCCGGTTCAACATCCTTCGTCGCCGCATAAACTGCACCTTCCAGCGCGGCCTGCACCAGCGTTGGGTTTTGCCCCGTCAGCTCCGCGATAATGCGGATGCTTTCCCTGTTAAGTTGTCCCAGTTCTGCGAGCTTTCGGATTTCCCATTGCTCTGTCGATAACGAGCTCCCGGAATTAAAATGCTTGGCCATGTTGACCAGAAGCGCGTCCACAATGTTGCTGTAAACCTGTTCAATCGGCTCGGAAAGCTTTAGTATTTCTTCCGGGGTAAGTTTTGCCACCGGGCTTCACCTCCCCATATTAGGATTCGTTCTCAGCGTCCGCCTCGTCTTCTTCCATCGCTTCCGGTTCCATTTCCGGTGCAGACCGGATTCCTTCCTGAGCAGTTGTTTCTGTAAAATCAAACAAATTCGCAGACACCTGTGATTCCTCCTGAATAGCAAGCAGTTCCTGTTCCGCTTCCTCTTCGGTGTACCCAAGCTTTTCAACCATGAATTTCTTTTTGCTCATCAGCCCGTTTGTCGTCAAAAGGATCCCCTCGTTAATGTTCGTCTGACGGTCCTGCAAAATAGAATCGTCAAATACAATTTTGGTTTCCCATCCGTTCGACGCAAGGGAACGGATGCTGTAACCCTCCCATTTCAAGTCGTAGAGCACGGCAATCTGGATAATTGCGTCTACAATTTTCGCGATCGCCATTTTAACTTGAAGCTGGTTGCCCTTGATCGTCTTATAGGTCTTGCTGTTTTCGCTGATTACCTCTGTCGCTGTCTTTAATCCCGCCGCCCTGTCGAAGGTAAAAGTTCCGGCCGAAAAACCAAGTTGTAGGCAAAGGATAGAAAGGAATGCATTGATCGCCCTTTCGTGCTCATCGATGCGAAGCTCCACGCTATTGTCCTGGATTTTTAGTGATTCCGGCGTGTCCGTCGCAAGTGCTTCGTAGGCTTCGTCAGATGCGTCAAAGAAGCGCCGCATTTCTCCTGTTTGCGGGTCAGCTACCATTCGGACGCACTGTGCCGGAACAATAATTCTCTTTTTCCCTAGCCGAAACTCCCGGATAAAGCTGTCATAACAAATGTCCAGGGCTTTTAATGTAGAAAGCGCGTTTGCATAAATCGACACGCCAAGCGGAGAATTGTCGTCAATGTTATTTGCCGTCGCCGTCCGGTAATAGGCAAACAATGAGGTTGTCAGGCCTTGCAGGGCCGTGTTTTCGTTGATAAACGGATAAATTTCATTCAGTGGATAACGGAAGCCAAGAATATCCTGCGACTCCGTCATGCCGGGATTCGGTTGTTTGTATTCCGTGCGGAACGCCTCGTTGCTGATGTAATAGGTAAGGCCATCCCACTTGTGCCATTCGAGCCGGGTATAATAGTAGCCGTCTTTCGCTTCACGGCTGATAAATACGCCGTCCGTTACCTGCGCATTGTCCCAGGCCGTAGGGACAAACTGATCCGCCATACAGAATCCGAGCCGGATGTTCCCGCTCCCCGGAACAACGTTGCCCGCGCTGTCTCGCTTTTCTTCGTACCAGGCTTTGATTGCGCCGCCGCCCAACGCAAGAACCTGCTCGATATGTTCCTGCATCTTTGTCCAGAAGCCGTTTTTTACCAGCACATCATGTACAAACTCTTCAAGCGGCTGTTCCAAAGTTTCCCCCTGGCTGACATGGACTTCGCACTGCTCCGACCAGATCAACCCGGCCAGTTCAGCGCAAACCGCTTTTGCCGTGTCCATCCGTTCCAGGTCGCGCCTGTTCCTTCGGTTCTCAATGGTAGGCGCAAGGATCCTGTGCCATGGGCTGTAAAAGCCTTTGTACAGGTACTTCCAGATGAAGATCCCAAAATAATAAAACTGATTGAAGGCTGGAACGCCTCCAACTTCAAATATATCTTTAAACTCTTTTGAAATCCCGGTTTCCGCGCCTGTCCTCTGCATCCAGTTTTTCACCCTCTCCCGAAGTTTTTCCAGCATTGGCCCACCGCCTTATAAGACATAATTTTTGTAAAAATAATTGTGCGCGTACCGGCATTCGTCCATTGCATGGTTATAGGCGTCAACCGGCACACCGTTGTTGTCTACGCAATACATTGCGATTTCCTTTAAAAAATCCAAGTGCCCGAACCGCTCATTTTCCACAAGAAAAAAACGACCGTCGGACATGCTACTTTGCAAATATTCTATCCCGACTGCAATTCCCTTGCTGTTTCCCTTAATGTCACGGCCATTGTTGTCGGCCCGGTCCGTATAGAACCCAAGCAGATCAAGTTCGGCCCGGAGCGCCTTGCACGCCGGGTCTATTTTGATGCCGGTTTCGCGCATGTTCGTAAGCTGCCGGCAATATGGGATAAAAGTACCGCAGATTTCTCGTGCCTGTACCGACATGGCCTTTGTTATTCCTGTATCCGCCCCCGAATAATACCAGGACGCCGCTCTGTATAGCTTGAATCGGCCTTGCGCGGTTCGTGTCACCACATAGCATCCGATAGACGTCGCATCAGATAAGCCGCCGTCGCCTGTAAAATACATTTCAATCCGGGTTTCATCCGATGGGATTACAGCAACAATATGCCGTTGTGCGTCAAACATGGAATAGATTACGCCCTGCGGCAAGCAGCGCTCTCCCAGCCAGTCCCTCTTATACAAATACGGATTTTTTTCACATGTCCGCTTAATTTCTGCTTTCCGTTCCGGCGTTATGATCGGGTTGTCGTCTATTGTCCAGTGCGTCCAGGCTGTATCCTGTATTTCGAACACTTCCGATATAACCGGATGATTTGGTGCCGGCGGGTTCAAGTCCGCAATATGCCAACGGTCATGTGCCGCAAAAGTACGCCGGAAACACTCCTGGATCATATCCGGGTGGAGCAAGTTGATTTCAGCAAAATACACGCTGCCAAAGCTCATGCCGGTAATGCTTTTATGACTGTCCGATTTCCCGCCGCCCTTAAAATATACCTTTCGTTCTCCATTGGCGGTGAACACCTGCAAATAATCCCCGCTATCATCGTGTTTAATCTTTGAATTTTTAAAATAGTGCTGCAATCCGTGCCCGTCTCCGTCGATAACCAGGCGAAACGCCTGTTCCTGATTGTAGGCGACAACTAAATGGTTAATATCCTGGCATCCGCGCAAATGCAGCGCGAACCTCCGGATTGACGCCAATGTTTTTCCGCTTCGCGGCGTTCCCTCTGCAACATCAAGGCTATGGCAAAACGGCCGGTAAATGTATGCGATTTGCTTTTCACTCAACATCTTTATCTCGTCCAAATAAAGTTTTTAACATTTTGTTGTCCTCGGCCATGTCTGCGCTGACGGTGCTGCCCATCGAGTGTGATGTGAATTTATCAATTAATGTGCCAAGCGCAGTGGTAAGCTGGGCCGGCGTCGCTTTTTCGATCTTTTCTTCATCCAACAGTGCCAAAAGATATCGGTCGATAATTTGATTAACGGCGTTCTTTTTGGTTTCCATATGTGCCAGGATATCCGCCGTGTTTTGTTCTTTTTTTTGTTCCGTTTTTTTCAAGGTTTCGGGATCTCTCAAAACAACCCTTTTCACAGTGTCAAACGACACCTTGTGTTTTTTTGCTACTTGTGAATAGTTTCCAAGTTCAGCATAATCCGCGATAATCTTCTTTTTTTGCCTGTCTGTTAAATGCTTCGCCATATCACCACCAGCTTAAACGTTAAAAAGTCCCCGCACCCACCCGCCAGCGTCTGTTATGCCGGCCGCCGGAATTCGCTATACTTCAATGTCAATTCCGTCCAGAACACTTTGCGGGACGTCGTATCCTCTGATCTTATACAAGAGGCTCACCCATTGTTTTTCCGACAGTACAGCCCGTTGCGGCAGGATTTTCTTTGCCTCCTTGTTTAACGGCGTCACTTTCCAGGTCTGGAAATCATCAGAATACCGGCAGGCAAGCACCGGGATCTGCGCTTTGTCTCCCAAGTCAATCATTGCTTGATAGGTTGGATGGGAAGCATACTGCGGCGCTGCATGCTCGTTCTTGTATTCCACAATCGCCGACGCCTTCCCACGGTCATATTCTAAAAACAGGAAATCCAGATCAACCGCAGGGCAGTCCCAGCCCCATCTCCGGTGCCGTCTGGATAATGCTTCGTCCCGCCAGCCCGTTCTTTCCTGCCTTACTTCCGGCATATGCTTCCCTCACCCTCTTTTCCGTTATCTCAATATTTTCTCTTGCTATATCCGCCCCGATAAATTTCCGTCCCTTTAAAACAGCCGCAACGCCGGTTGTGCCGCCGCCTGCAAACGGATCCAGGATCACCTCTCCCGGATTGGTAAAGCGTTCTACAATGTCCTCCATCCCGCCAAGCGACTGACCCCATTCATGGAATTGCTTGTCATTGTCATTTGGCGGGCTTTTGAGCACGTCTCCAATGTAATCTCCGATATATTCTCCCTTTGTGTACCACAGCACCGGTTTCCAGAATGTATTTGTGCGTTTGTGCCATAGCTGCGGCGACTGCCCGCCCGGCGTTAGATAGGCAAGACACCAGTGATAACTCATGTACTCTCCAAGCAATCGTATGACTTCCGGCAAATAGGACTGCCCAACCATTACGATCATAGAGCCGTTCGCTTTAAGTACCCGTTGTGCCAGCCTGGAAAGATCTTCATACAACGGGATATATTCTTTCGGATACGGCGGATCGGTAATAATATAATCCACGCTTTCATCTTCTACCATCGGCAACCCGTCCCGGACATCGGCCGTGTACAACCGGCACATTTCAGCCGGGAATGTATCAGGCAGCGCAAACTTCTTGCGATCCGCCTTTTCTTCTTTCGCGATCTGCTTCGCCGCATTGATGGCGCTTCCCCCTTCGGCCATCCGTTCAATGACTGCCGGGTTTTGCATGGCACGTTCTTCGCGCTTTGATGGGTTGAAAACAGAAACCGGTTTGCGCTGCCTGGGATGTTCGCGGCCTAGAGTG